GAATTGTCTTAGGATCAGCGCCCGCCTCGGTAATGCGTTGTTTGACGTAATGCCAGATATAGCTGGGGTAGATAGCCAAAGTTCGGCCCCCGGCGCGTTTGTCATGGCGAATGAACAGCGGCGCAGATTTGCCGATAAACGCGCGGGACTTCAAATAATCCCTGATCGCCTGGGCGGTGCGCTCAGAGATATGGACCAGGGCGGGTTTGTCTCCCTTCCCGGTGATTGCCGCGCGACCCTCGAGCAGATCCACGTCGCCAATAGACAACCCGCAAGCCTCAGAGACGCGCAGGCCGCTATCAGCCAAAAGCAGGATGAAAGCCCTGTCTCTAAGTTCCTCGGGTTTATTTCGTATAGTATTCACGTAATCAATAGTTTTGCGGATGCCGTCAATATTTGGGTTGATAAAGTTCTTCGGGCGCTTGAGGGCGTAATCATCGTTAGCGGCGTCGAAGAAGGATATATCAACGCCGCCTGTGCGAGCCTGGTATTTGTAGAACCTTCGGATAGCAGATCGATACATGGCTTGCGTGGCTTTGGAGACGGAAGAAGTTTCGAGCAGGAACTTTACATAAGTCTCTTGCGTGAGTGGCGCACCCTCGCCAACGATGCCTACAAACTTCTGCAAAGCATTCCTGTATGTGTCTCTCGTCTTTTCACTGCGCGCCTGATACACGAAGTCCAAAAAGGCGTTTATTGCTTCTTTTGTGAGTGTTTGGGTTGTTTCCATAATGATAATTATATCAGGAGAGAGACGGAATAGCAATCATGAAACACCCCCCTGCCCCTCCTTCTGATCCTGTTGGTGGTTGCGCTGGCTATACTCCGTCGCCGACCGCTGACGCAGCATGACGAGTATATGCGGAACGAGTACGGCGATTTACAGCGTGACCTGATGGCGTTCATGATCGGTGAAATGAAGATTGATAAGTATTTGACGGAGTTGGAGAATAAATCAGTCAACTAGATTGCTAGTTGGTTCTAGGAATTGAAACAAGATGGCAAACCCGACAGGCAAAGGCGGATTTCAGGAGCGACCCCAGGACATAAATCGTGAGGGCGCGCCGAAACGCGACAAGCAGAATTGGCAGGCGACTATCAAGCGCATTACAGACATGACGCGGGATGAGGCTATTGCCTATGTCGGCCCCAGGTCGAAGATTGCGAAACTGTTGAAGGAATTGCCCGCCGATTTACCTATCAAGGATGCGCTTGTGTTCATCTCGATTATCCAATACGGGCGCGACCCTAACCCGCGGCTATTGGCGGCATTGATGGATCGTGAGGACGGCAAGCCGCAACAGCAACTAGATGTAACCAGCAATGGAGAAACGATAACGCCAAAGGTAGACCATGAACGATTTGATAGAGCCATTTCTAGCCTCGCTGATGCCGTCAGAGAAAGCATATCTGGAAAGGGTGCAAAACAGGACGGCGGCGTGGGTCCCACAGAGTAAGCCGCAGTGGTTAGCCTTCCTGTCGCGGGCAGATGAATTGTTCTACGGCGGCGCAGCTGGCGGCGGTAAGTCGGACCTGCTTTTAGGGCTGGCAGGCGAGGCGCACCAGCGGGCAATCATTTTTCGACGGGTGTTCCCTAATCTGCGCTTTCTGATCGAGCGCTCACGGCAGATATACAACGCGGGCGGCGAAAGCCACGCGAAAGACAGCTACAACGAGAGCCTGCATATTTGGAGATTAGTAAAAGGCAACATGGTCGAGTTCGGCGCAATGCAGTACGAAAAAGATAAGACAAACTTCCAGGGACGCCCACATGACTTCTTTGGGTTCGATGAAGCGCCGGAATTTGCCGAAAGCCAGATCCAGTTCGTCACAGCATGGAACCGGACTACCGACGTGAACCAGCGTGTACGTGTGATCCTGACTGGCAACCCACCGATAGATGAGGCAGGCGCATGGATCATAAGGCGTTATTCGGCGTGGTTAGACAAAACCCACCCCCACCCCGCGAAGCCTGGCGAACTGCGCTGGTATGCGTCGCTGGACGGCAAAGAACAGGAAGTAGAAAGCGGTAGGCAATTCGACTACAAAGGCGAAACAGTTTACCCGCGCTCGCGCACGTTCATCCCTGCCCTGCTGGACGATAACCCGTTCTACTCCGCCGACGGTCGGTATAAGTCTGTATTGCAATCGTTACCGGAGCCGCTCAGGTCGCAATTACTCAAAGGCGACTTTGACGCCGCGAACATGCCCGACCCGTTCCAGATCATCCCGACGGACTGGGTACGACAGGCACAAAAACGATGGGCGGAGAGGGAGCGACCCAGAACGCCGCTGACTTCTGCCGCCATTGACCCATCCAGAGGCGGGCAGGATAAGACGGCGCTTGCAAAGCGATATGATAACTGGTTCGATGAGGTCAAATCATGGCCTGGGGTTGTGGCAAAGAACGGCCCGATAGTTGTGGAGCTGGCGAGGCAGGCGCTAGGCGACGAAAAGCCGGGCTATATCAACATAGACGTGAACGGCATTGGCTCGTCTGTGTACGATCATGCTGTTGTTGTATTTGATAACGTCCTTCCGTTCAACGGCGCAGAAGGCTCAGAGTATCGGGATAAAAGCCAAAAGCTAAAAATGAGAAACAAGCGGGCTGAAATGTATTGGCGGATGCGGGATGCGCTGGACCCGAAAGACGGCGATGATATTGCATTGCCGCCGGACACGGAACTACTCGCGGATTTATGTGCGGCGAAATATGAAGTGACAAGCGCAGGCGTCAAGGTGGAAGAGAAAGATGACATCAAAGAACGCATTGGACGCTCGCCTGATGTTGGCGAAGCAGTAATGATGGCAAATTTTCAAGGCTTAGACCCCTCCAAGCTGGTGGATAGCATATAGGTGACAACATGGGACTACTCGACTATTTCGGACTGATGACGAAGAAATCATTTCAGGCGGAGATTGACGCTTTCAAGCGGCAATTCATGCCGTTTGAGAACTGGCAATTGCAGACGGCAGAGGCGGAGCGCTACACCTTGCCCGACCCATCCATATTCGGCAACCAGGCGAACCTGTACCGCAGGCTGCCCGCCGTGTTTATCTCGGTGGACATCGTATCGTCTGCCGCGGCGCTGACAGAGTTTAGCGTGGCACGGGTGATCGCAGAGAAGGAGCCGAAGGACATTCCCAACCATCCATTCGAGATGCTCCTGGCGCAGCCGAACCCGCTGGACAGCCGGTATGAATTTCTCTACGGCACGATTGCCTATTGGATGCTCAATAAGAATAGTTACTGGTGGCTCAATCGCGCCGACGAGTTTTCCGCGCCCGACGAGATTTGGGTGATCCCGCCACATATGATCATTCCTGTCCCTGATGACCGCATGTTCCTACGCGGCTATTACTACTATCCCGGCAACGGGGCAGAGATATTCCTGCCGCCGCATGAGATTATCCATTTCAAGGGATTCAACCCCTTTTCACGTTTCGTCGGCTTGTCGGCAGGTATCGAATCCCTGATGATGCTGGCGCAGTCCTACCTCGGCATGACGGGCTGGAATACGAAGCTGTACAACAAATCCAACGGCAGACTGCCGGGCATATTGTCGTTTGAGCAGATGGTCGCTGACCCCGTTTGGGAAAAGATCAAGAGTGACACGCGGGAAGCGGCGGAGAATCGCGACCTGCTCATGCTGCGCGGCGTCGGGCAGGGTGTCAACTGGCAGCAGGCCGCCGCAAGCGCCAAAGATATGGATTTCTACACCGGGCTGGATAAGATCGACAAGGTCATTATGGACGTGCTGGCACCCGGCGCATATACCATGCTATTTGAGAACGCCAACGAAGCCAACAGCAGAACTGGCCGGGCGACTCTGAACGAATTAGCCGTCTATCCCAAGCATGTCGTCATGGGGGAGAAAATCACGTCAGGGATTTTGCCTGCTTACGGCTCGGACAAAGCCCGTCCGCTTGTGGGTCATTTTGAGGACATCCGCGTAACGGACAGGCAGATGGAATTGCAGGAACAACTGGAATTTTCCAAGGTCCACACGCTGGCAGAGATCCGTGAGGAGTTCTACGGCGATGATCCGCTGGGCGATGATCGGGACGAATTGCTGCCGGAACAACTCAAGAACTATAAGAGTGAGGCAGATAAGGAACTGGAACTGGAAAAACAGAAGTTGAGCGCACAGAACGCACAGGCGCAAAACAACCAGCCTCAGCAGCAGATGCAGGCGGCAGAGAACAACCCGCCCGCAGAACAACCGAAAGAGGAAGCGCCCGCCAAAGCCGAAACGCCCATGATCGACGCCCTCGGCAAGTTCGAGCGATACGCCCTCCGCATGGTCGGCAAGCCGATGAAGTTTGACAATCCCTACCTGCCGGATAAAGTCGTCAAGGCGATTTTGGATGAGCTGAAGGACTGCCCGAACGAGCTGGCGGTCAAGCAGGTATTCCGGCGGGAACGGGACAAGCTCAGCCCCGTCGTGACGGTGACGCCTGCGCCGAAATACGACGAGTCGGCGCTGATCACCCTGGCGAAGTCGCTGAACGAACTGACGGCGACCTACAAGATGCAATCTCAGACGTATGCACCCGCGTATGTTTCACCAACGCCTGAAATGACATTTAATCTGCCGCCTACCCAAAACTACAATTATTTCAACCCACCCACCTATGAACCGCCCGACACGACAATTAATATCTCCAACCCCGTCGAAGCGGCAAAGCCTCCTGACGTGCAAATCAGTAGCCCCGTCACGATCCACCAGACGGTGGAGCCTGCAGCGTTGCAGCCTGTCACGATCAACCAGACTATAGAACCCGCCGCGCCGCCAGACGTGCAGGTGGTAAACAATATGCCGGAACAGGTAACGAATATTGCGGTGGAGAATAAGCTGCCGGAACAGAGCGCGCCGGTTGTGAACGTAGAGAACAAAGTAGAGCCGACGCCGATCAAGTTTGACCCGACCCTGCAAGCGCCGAATGTCATAGTCAACAACGAGATCAAGACACCGAAGGCGAAACGGGAGCGGCAGAAGGTCAAGCGAGACACAGACGGAAACATCGAAGGCACAGAAACGGAGATCGACTATGAGGAGTGATTCATGATCCGAGGCTTAGTTTATGGTTTGCCAATCGGCTTGCTTTTGTGGGCGATCATTTGTCTGGTGATCCGGGCATTGACCCATTAGGAGGTTAGAAAATGGCCAGAGCAGATGTAATCGCGGCAAATTCAGCCGATGCAGGACAGTACAACGGAGCAGGTACGAATTATGTCATTCGTGCAAATGACGGGACACTGTTCCTGATATTCGTTGACCGCAGTGTCGATGTCTTTTACACGAAATCCATAGATGGCGGTTTCTCATGGCGAAATCCCATCTCTGTTTTCACTGGTTCCGTTATTGCATTATCTGTCTGGTATGACCGGTGGAGTGGGTTGAGTACCGACATCATACACATGGTCTATACCGAAACGGGTGGCAATGATATTCTCTACCGCAACTTTGATGCAACGGTAGAAACGTTATCCACACAAACGACGGTGTTCAACGGTGCCTCAGCGGTTCAGCCTGCCGGGGCATTGAGCATCACGCGCGGCCGAGATGGGACGCTTCGGGTGGCTGGCTCGATTGACGCCGGGGCGGAGGATGGCGCCTGGAGCAGTACAGATACCGGCGCAACCTGGGGCGATACGATTGCAGACCCATCCGAAGGCGCAACACAAGACCAATACATGTTGCTGCCTGATTTCAATGCTGACACTGCCGATGTCCAATTGATCTTTTGGGATGCGTCGGCAAATGAATTGAGTGTCAAGCGTTACGATGATAGCGCGGATACCTGGACGGAAACAAGCATAGCCGCAAGCATGAGTGACTCGACGGCGGGCAATGGATTTCCGAACATGGCGGCGACGGTAGACTTATCAAATAGTCGTGTCGTTGTTGTGGCATGGAGCAATGTAGATACACTCAATGCCGACTTGCGATGCTGGGTGATTACCAATACGACCATTACAGAAACAACCGCCAATGTCGTCCTCAACAGCACAGATGATCAGGGGCTTTGTGCAATCGGGATTGATACCGATACAAGTACCTGGTATGTGTTCTATGCTGGGAAAAGCGACGGCTCAGAAACCTGGTTAACTTCAGTCAATGTCTATTACAAGACTTCGACGGATGCCGGAGCGACATGGAGCTCGGAGACGTTGCTAACAAATCAGATCCATGCATCGCAGTGGCTTGCCTGTACTCCGAGGTTTCCAACAAGCTTTGCTGTAGCTTACTATGATGATTTGCCAAATACAGATTGCATTATGGTGTCTGTTGCTATTCCTTCGGGCACATCTGGCGGCGGGCCGCTGATCAACGGGAGATTGGTTCAATCATGACAACACATCTCGGCTTTTACAATACATCCAGCACGCGCACGCATGTCCGGTTCCAGTTCTCCACCCATGCTTCGGCAGGCGGGAATGTTGCGCCGCTGAGCGCATTTGAGGCGGCAGACTTGCGGATTTACCGGGCAGCCGATGGCGCGGCGTTCTCGGCTACGCAACGGTCCAGCTCGAACGGGATCACCATGACATCGCCGTTCGACTCTCTGACCGGCTACCATGACGTTGATATCGACCTGACCGATAACACCGACGCCGGGTTCTATGCTTCTGGATACTTGTATCTTGTGGTGCTTGCTCCGGACACGGAGACGATTGACAGCCAGACGATCACAGGCATTCCGCTGGAGTATTTCGAGATCGGCGTGGCGAAGGCGGATATGACACAGATCCTCGGGACGGCGGTATCGACGCCTGCGACCGCGGGTGTCCTGGATGTGAACGTAAAGAATATTGACAATGACGCCGCAAGCGCATCCGGTACAGTGACGTTCCCAAATGCGACATTGGCAAGCACGACCAATATCACAGCCGGGACAATTACAACTGTCACAAATCTGACCAATGCGCCCACCAATGGTGACCTGACCGCAGCTATGAAAGCCTCAGTCAACGCCGAGGCAGATACGGCGTTATCGGATTATGGTGCATTGAAACCGACCACAGCGGGCAGAACGCTGGATGTGACGGCAACCGGCGAAGCCGGGATTGATTGGGCGAACATTGGCGGACCGACTACAACGCAGAACTTGATCGGCACCACTGTAAAGACTGCAACGGATGTTGAAACAGATACGCAGGACATACAAAGTCGCTTGCCTGCTGCATTGACAGGCGCAGGAAACATAAAAGCCGATGTCCTGGCGCTTTCTGGTGACGCAACCGCTGCCGACAATCTCGAAACCATGCTGGACGGTACAGGCGGGCAGGCGCTTTCCCTGGGGCAATTGAACATCTCTACCGGTTCCGGTAACGCGGTTTTTATCGAAACAACTCAAAACGGCATGGATGCTGTTGCAATTCAGAACGCACTTGGCAACAGCTCTGGAGCCGCCATCTATATCTACTCACAACAGGATAATGGCAACGCCGTAACTATAGACAGTGGTAACGGGACCGGAGATGCGCTATTTGTAGGCACAACCGGAACGGGTACAGGAAAGTCTATCAAAGCTCTAAACGATGTTGCTTTGCCCTCAGGTGATCTGGACGACCAACTACAGGCAATTGACAATTACATAGACACCGAAATAGCTGCTATTGTGACGGCTGTAAACGCAATCAAATTGAAAACAGACAACCTGCCGTCTGACCCCGCCGACGACTCGGACATCGACGCGCAACTGGCAGCCATCCAGACGGCAGCAAACGCCATCAAAGCCAAGACAGACAGCCTGACCTTCACAGTCGCCGGTGAGGTTGACGCGAATGTGCAATCTATCAACGACGCCGCCTTGACCGGCGACGGCAGCGGAACGCCCTGGGGACCGGCGTAAATGGATTTAGGCGCTTGCTGGCAGAGCGGTGTATGGTCTGCTGGCTCATGGGTCGAAGGCGCGTGGTGTCCTGAGAATGTATGCACCCCTGAATCCATTGGCGAGTGTTGGGCGGTTGTGTGGTGTTCTGGTTTGTGGCAAACAGGCGTCTGGTGCCCATCGACTACCACACCCGCCGGTAACTATGTACAACGTGTGATCGGCAGGACGACACGTGCTGAAGATTTTATACGTATTGAAAGAATTGACGTTGACGCTTTGCGCCGTAAGCGTGAAGAGGAAGAGATAATCATACTATGAGTAATCGTGCCAATGACGAAGTAGAAAGGATTGAAATGACACGAGATGAGATCTTGAATATGCCAGCAGGGTTTAAGATGGACATTCTTATTGCCGAAAAGGTGTTTGATTACCCCGAGGAAGTGATAAGAAACAACGGATTCAAGAAAGATGGCGACTGGATGGTTGGAACAATAAAGCCTTACAGCACAGACATCGCGGCGGCTTGGGAAGTGGTTGATAAAGCATACATAACTTCTTTGCGTAGGGTAGTAAACAACGAACCCGACACGCCCGCTTTGTGGCAGGCATTTATTTACGCAGACCCGAATTTGTCCGGCATTGCTTCAACCGCCCCGCTTGCCATTTGTCGCGCCGCGCTACTAGCAACACTGAAATAACGCTATGACCCTCCCTATCGACCTCCGTGTGAAAATCGCCCGCGCTGTCATTCGCGCTGTGCCCGCCGTTGTGCCGCATCTCTCTGAAGATGCAATCAAAGCAGCGGGTTATGACGGTATCCGCGCCGTGATGAGCGGCGCGATATTCGGCGCAGTGTTCGGCTACCTGGAAACAGGCGGATCAATTGCACCGTTTCTAAGCCGCATGGCAACGGCAGTCTCAAAAGCATACGTGCAAGCGGCTGACGTGGCTTATACCGAGGGCGGCGGAGAATTACCACTGGATGAGGAAACC